CGCGTGTTTTACATCTCTGCAGATGGCCACAGATTTTCCAGCGCGTTTACGCGCTGGACCTTTGGGTCCCGGCCGACGCACGGAAAGAGGCTCCTGATCGACTGGAACACCACAAATGGGGCAAGTTGAATAATTTACCCCGTTAGTGATGACCAGACTCAGGTGCTTCGGAGTGCTATCCGGTGACCAACCTTTCTCCGCCCTGATTGTCTTGACACGAATGTCAGAGGCATTAAGAGCGGTAAGGGGTAATGAAAAGGCTTCGAATAAGACACCCCAGTCGATGGGGTTCTTTTCTAAGAATCGACGGATATCTGTTGGAGAACGGAATTCCACACCGTAGCGGGAGAGCCGACTCGTTTCCCTCAATGCCATCCGATACAGGGCGATGGAGTAAATCCAAAACCCTGGGGTCAGGAAAGCAAACCAGGCAGGGTAGCCTGGGGGTACTACATCCATGCCTCCGAAATTGCGCGCTCGTGCGGGATCAAATAGGGTAGAGAATGGACGAGAATCCGTTGCAGCGCAAAGGACCTCGAACACTCCCGGGAAATTGTCTCTGATGAAGGGGTAAACTAAGTAGTGCCAACGTTTGATCAGGCCTGAGCCTGTCTTTCATTCGTACTTACGAAGTTCCTCCCACCAGAGCAATACCGGCCCTAGGAAATCACGCAATGAGCGCAAGATTGCGGAGGATGCGCTTTCTCGCTCCTGCTGGAGGGATGATACAATCACCCACGGCAGCGTACTAGAGAGCCCTGGTCTTAGCCACTCACCCCAGCCTTCAGGGATGCATCGTAATGCGATCCATTCTGGAATTGGAAGTGAGAGCGGACCAGTTGGGCCCAATGTAGCTACCAGACCTACAAACGCTTTAGCCCTTGCGGAAGAATTTCCGTAAGCCGCCAGAACCGTATGATAGGAACCCAAAAGTAGGTGTGGCGAAAGCAACCAATCTTTGTCGAGTATATCAGTAAACAAGGCCGGCAACCGCAATCCATTACGGAAAGCGGACAGCAGACCTCGCGAAGAGACTGGTGAATAGTTTTGACCAGGCGTCACAAGACGCTTGGCAAACTCCATCAGTCCCCCAACGGATTGTACCGACTTCGATAGATTGATCTCTACCCCAAGATCCGTCATAAGAGCTAAGTACTCACGTGCTACCTCCTCTCCAATGATGACAATGTCATCACCTAGAAGGGCGTAGTGTGGGTACCAACCCTTGTAGCCGGCTCTAGAAGCAGAAACCTGGACTAACACGTGATGTGTCAGGGCCAGTATCGCCCAGGAACTATAGGCTCCTATGGGTTGTCCAGCCCCGTATTTAACGGGGTTGGAGCCCACTAAGTCTCACCATCGACCGACCAACAGGAGGGCCCATTCGCTCGCATAGGGACACAATGCCCTTAGCGTCGCGATCTGGACCCAAACTGGGAGCCGATCGGTGGCTGCACTTAAATCATAGGAAAAGACAGGCACGGTCGACTCCATGTTTTGCCGGAGACGTCGGAGGGGCGCGCTTTGATCAAAAGTACCATCCTGGCCAATCCCTTTAAGGATTTGGAATAGGTATGTGTGCAGATGATAAAGAAGTCCTTGGGACCACCAATCGGTGATCGCAAAGACACGCGCCTTCCCTTTTGCCTCCAGTTTGACAGAGAGTCGCCCTAAGCTTAGTCGTCTGTAGTCTCCTCTCGGAGTTTGAAAGTGATTCGGGAACCAAAAGCGGACTTCGCCGCCAGGTGTAATATATTTACCCGGGGTTGTGATTAATAACCCTAGGTATCTAACTACACCCAGGAATAACATGTATACGGTAATGTACCAAGGTGCCAATCGGACAAAACTCCACAGAACTTTTGGTTCGAAGAGGAAGGCCGCAGCATCATTGAGACACGACCGTGTAGCATGTTTTCCATTTGGTCCTGCCGACACGGAGAATCTCCAAGAAAAGCGAAATTGGTACCGCGGTACATTGCGGAAATACCGACTCATGGTACTATAGATTTCCTCGACTAACCGCGGGTCCACTATTGGACCAAGATCGGTGATCGTCGAGATCTTAAGCACCATGGGCAACCGTACGATCCGATAGAAGGCGAGAAGAGACAAGACCAGCCGGATACTACCCGGTTCCTTTCGCAACATCTGTTGCCGAAGGAACTTAGGGATAATACACGGTAGGCCCTGCTTATCTCGTCTTACTCTGACCTTACCCCCCTCTCGAGGGGCTTGGGTCTCCGGGTTTCCGGCAAGCCAAAGCACGACCAGACGTGACGCTTCCGCAAGATACTGGACGGTCATCAATCGTCCAGAGTCCCGCAGAAGACAAAACATCCGGTACGCTAGAAGCATTGCCGTACGGCGGTAACGGTCCATAAGGGTCACTGTGACTAGGAACGATGCAAGAGGGATGAATTCCTTCATCCGTACTCACACTGCTCCTATTTGCTTCCGAAATTTATTGTTAATGTTCATAACGTTAATAATTTAATTTTGGAGACAGATAGGTCTTCT